CTTTTAGAAAGTTCCAATTTATGGAGTCTGTCTATCAGTCTCTCATATTCTTCTTCAAACTATATGGTTTTCCGAACCATAGAATTTTAAGAAGAATACGAAAACAGATAGTTACAGACCCGGAAGAATTTACCAAAGGTCTAAAAGATATCTTTGGTCAAATCCGAGGTCATATATTTTGTGGGCGACAATTGTCGTCCCATATACTGACCTCATGGATTTTAAATCTTCCGGAAGAAGCAAAACTTCAATGTAGTTACCTACCCCGAACTTTGCCTTCCCCTCTAACGGTTGACCCAACCTTAATTGATGAATTCATCGATCGAGTAAGTCAACCGTTAGACTTCCCAGAAAAGCTTAAACAACCATTCATACAATTTTTAGATGATTGGTTTTCATACACTTCTCCGGGGAAATTGGAATCTGCCCAAATAATAAGTTCCTCAAATGCAACAATCGAATTCGATCGTTCTAATGGGGGACATATTACAGGCTATAGGTTCCTTTGTGAGTACTCTCGGGCGATACAAGTCCATTATAAACAAAAGGACAAATATCGTCGTCTCCTTGCAGGTGTTATGGATATTGCAACATTAAGCAATATAACTCCACGAGCCTGCTGGAGTGAAAGTAGGAGATTAATTCATGGTGCTCTAAATTACTTAGAGCATTTTGAATTTATTCCAATCTGTCCTTTATTGGCCCCAGAAAAGGGCCTTAAAGTACGGATTCCCACAAAAACACTTTGTGCCGTATCAATTGTTGGTGGTCTTTTTAGAGCACTCATACAAAAGCATATGGAAAAAGATATGCGGATCGCACCGTCTGTTACGGCGGGAGATCCTTTACGGCACAAAATAAATATTCATTATGATAAATCATGGCGTAGTCAGGATTTAACTACTGCCACTGATAATCATACATTCTGGATGACTCAGACAATTTATAATAAATTGCTTGATATTCATACAGATTTTGAATTTTTACGCCCTCTCATACCTAAGTTAATGGGACCAAAGATGATCGTTTTAGATCTTCCTGTGTTTCCCATACCTTTTCGGTTTGAGAGGGAGATTCGTGAGCCATTGTGGTTAAGAAATCAACCATTATTATCTCGGAATATTTTCCGAAATAATGGGATTTTAACTACAGAGATCGATGAAGAGGTTTATTTTCGGGATTTTCCGCGATTAAACGCAAATAAAGTCGATCCAAGCTCCGATTTACACCGCACGTTATCTGCACAATATTTTGATAATGCCCATAGTTATTATGAGCAATTAAAATATAATGCAGTTACTATAACAAGACGTGGACAAATTATGGG